ACTACATCTCAAGTTTTAGTTTCTCTTACAGAGTCTTCAGGAACTATAGCTGATAACGCTATGATTAATGTGCTTGTTCACGATGTTTCTGATGGTAGTTGTAAAATAAGAATTGGCACTAATGGAACTGATGTTGCAGCTCAAGTATTTAAATTGTTTTTTGTAGTAGATCCTTATGTTATTCCTAATCAAAATTTTGTTCTAGGCGGTACTAGTTCTGGCTCTCTTCAAGTAAGTGGTAATGCTGGAAGACCTACTAATGGTTTTGCTGGACTTAAATTAATTACTGGAAGCACCGATAATGATTACAGTGTTTTAACCACTAGAGCTGGTGAGACTGAAGTGCCAGCTGGTGTAGATTCTTCAGCTTGGACCGCTGTAGCTTTTGGTACAGAAAATAGAATACAACTTAATATTTCTTTATCTACAGCAGCTACTATAACTAATACTGCTATATGGGCTGGATTAAAACTAACAGAGGTTGGAGATTATGCTACAGATGCAAATCAAGCTTATTTTTTGTATGCTACTGATGATGATTTAGGTGCTTTAACTACAAATGGTAATCTTCATTTTGTATATAGTATAGCAGGAACAGATTATATAACAGATTTAGGTATAGCAATTGCTGCTAGCACAGTTTATAGATTAAGAATAGATATTGATGCAACTAGAAGAATTAGTGTTTTTGTAAACAATGTTCAGTACGGTTTGACTTCTACACCAACAACAACAACTGCAGGTGGTGTAACTCAAAATAACTCTCAGGCAAAGTCTTTAATTATAACTGACGATATAGATTTATTACCTTTTTTAGGGGTTCAAGCTTTAAGTGCATCAACTACTGGTATTCAAGTTGGATTTATAAAAATATCTAGAGATTTATTCGAATAATAAATTTAAATTAAAGAAAAATGGAATCAATAAACCCTATTATAAGAAAAATAACAATAGGGGACTTAAAGCAAGGACTGACTTATCAGGTAGGTCAAAAGATGCTTGGAGGTTCACTAGAAGTCACCGCAATAATACAGGACGAGGCGGCTTGGTATAAACATCAACAAGTAGTGTATGATGTGTACATAAAAAAAAATGGTGAAGAGTTTTCAAGGCCTTGGAAAAGGTTTTTCTCTCAACCAACAGCTATAGAATATAACACTGCAGTACTGGAAGAAGAGTACGAGGTTAGATAAAAATTAAACTTAAATATAAGCAAAAATGAAGCCAATTAAAGATGTCTACTGGATAGAGGTAGAAAAAGAAACAGAAGATACTATAATGTTAAACGGAGTAGAGTTATATAGAGATACATCTTATGATCCTATGAGGTTAGCAAGACAGTATGGCACAGTATATAAAGTGCCAATTAAAGAGACTAAAGAAACTGGAATACAAGAAGGTGACAAAGTTTGGTTTCACCATTTTGTAGCAACAGATACAAATTATGTTAAGCATGCTGATAAGGACAATATATATCAAGCTTTTGCAGAACAGATATACCTTATCAAAAGAGATGATCAATATATTCCTGTGGGGGTATGGAATTTTATGGAGCAAGAGATGAAAAAACCAGAACAATCTGAATCTGGAATATTTTTAGAGAGTTCAGCTTCAGAGGTCGAGCTTCATGGACACGCAGTTATTATAAATGACTGGATGAAAGAGCAAGGAGTTAAAGAAGGCGATAGAGTTATGTGGAGTGAAAACTCTGAGTATGACATGGATGTAGATGGAAAAAAACTTCTTCGTATGCGTAACTTTGATGTCTTGGCGGTTTATGAAGGAGCAGAATAAAGATTATGCTCTTAAAACTTTAGAGAAGTTAATAGAAGCAAGTAAAGGAGCTGTAGATCTTCTTATAGAAGAAATAGGTAAACCTTTAATAGAAGAAGACGATGCTAAAAGAAGACAGGCTATAAAAGCAAAAAGAGAATGCTTTGAAGACTGTCAAGAAATTCTTTTAGGAATAAAAAACCTTGAAGATAGAATCAAGGAAGGAGAATCCTTAATAGAAGAGAAAAAAGATTTTAAAGGATCTTTTGCTGAACGGTATGCAAAAAAGTGATATGATATATCTTACTGAAGGTAGTGAAGGAGAAGTTTTAGAGTTTGATAACTTGAAAATAGTTCTTCCTAAAAAACCTAGATATAAAAAAGATATACTATATTATAACCTACCTAAGAAACAACAGAAGTGGACTAGAGAGGATATACCAAAGGGGTTAACAAGAGAGAACGCTACAGATTATGTAGACTACATAGAAGAAGAATTTAGACGTAGGAGAGATGGTTTGTGGTTTTATAATAACGGTGTTCCTACTTATATTACTGGATCTCATTATATGTTTATCCAGTGGGCTAAAATAGATGTTGGTTTTCCTGATTACAGAGATGCTAACAGAACGTTCTTTATTTTTTGGGAAGCGTGTAAAAACGATAAAAACTCTTACGGTATGTGTTTTCTTAAAAACAGACGTAGTGGTTTTTCTTACATGGCCAGTAGTGAGATAGTAAATAAAGCTACTCAAGTTTACGATAGTAATTTTGGTTTACTGTCTAAAACGGGTGCTGATGCTAAGACTATGTTTACAGACAAGGTAGTTCGTATATATAGAAACTATCCTTTCTTTTTTCAACCTATACAAGATGGTTCTAGTAATCCTCGTGTAGAGTTAGCATTTAGAGAACCTGCTAAAAAGATTACTAAAAATCAAAAGCACATAGAAAAGTCTGAAGCACTTAACTCTATTATAGATTGGAAGAATACTGCTGATAACAGTTATGATGGTATGAAGCTAAAACTTTTGGTTCATGATGAAGCTGGTAAGTGGACAGGTCAAAACTCTATAAAGAAAAACTGGGGTGTAACTCAAACTTGTTTATTACTTGGTAGAAAGGTAGTAGGTAAGTGCATGATGGGATCCACTGCTAATAAGCAACAAGATGGTGGTGCAGAGTTTAAGGATATATTCTACGACTCTGATATGTCAGAAAAAGATCTTAACGGTAGAACTAAAAGTGGTTTATATAAATTATTTATTCCTGCTTATGACAACCTAGAAGGGTTTATAGACGAGTATGGATATAGTGTTATAGACACTCCAGATAAACCTGTAATGGGCATTGATGACATGAGTATTGATACTGGTGCTAGAGACTATATACAAAATAGAAGGGACGCTTTGAAGGATGATACTACTGCTTTATCTGAATTTAAAAGACAGTTTCCATTTACAGTAGAGGAAGCGTTTAGAAATGATACACAAAGTTGTATATTTGATGTCGAAAGAATTTATCAGCAGATGGATTATAACGAGGTTAATAATACTCCTACGACAAGGGGAGAGTTTGTTTGGAAAAATGGCGTACAAGACAGCGAGGTTATTTGGATACCTCACAGAAAAGGTAAGTGGGAAATCACTTGGGTTCCAGAAGTTCAAAACCAAAATGTTATTACATCTAGGTATAACAAAAAGTTCCCTGGTAAATCAGATGCTTTGGTTGCAGGATGTGACCCTTATGATCATGATACCACTACGGATGGTAGAAGGTCTGATGCTGCTGCTCATGTATTTCATAAGTTTAGCATGGCAAGTGATGCTTCTATGCAGTTTGTGTGTGAGTACATTAATAGACCTCCTAAAGCGGAGATATTTTACGAAGACATGATTAAAATGTGTGTGTTCTATGGATGTCAAATATTAGTAGAGAATAATAAAGTAGGAATACTAAAGTATTTTGAAAATAGAGGGTACTATGAGTACCTGATGGACAGACCAGATATGACTCACACAGAGTGGAGTAGAGGAAAACAAAAGACCAAGGGTATACCTGGTTCAGGTGCTGCAGTAATAAATGCTCAAGCAGAAGCTATAGCAACTTACATATATGATTATGTAGGTTATAATGCAGACACAGGAGAGATTGGTAGATGTTATTTTAACACGCTTTTAGATGATTGGAGTAGATTTGAGATAGATAACAGAACTAAATATGATGCTAGTATATCGTCATCATTGGCTTTATTAGCGTCACAGAAATATATAAAACCTAAAAAAGAAATAAAAAAAGCACATCCTATAGTAAAAAAATATAATGTTAAGGGGATGTATAGTAAAAGAATTAAGGCATGATTTATAATAATACAAAAGACAAGTTAAATGGCTATCCTTCTCCGTTAGCTACTAATGAAGAAAAAGCTGACATTAAGTATGGCCTTGATTACTTTAAGGCTATGTATTATGATCATAGTAAAAATTCAGATGTCTACCATAGGGATAGAAAAATAAGATATTCTAGAAATAGAGCATACGCTGAGGGTAGTCAGGATATAGGGAAGTATAAAGACCTATTAGATGTACAAGGTGATACTGCTTATCTTAATATAGATTTTACTCCAGTATCAATAATACCAAAGTTTGTTGACGTTATAGTCAACGGAATGGTTAATCAGGAGTATGATATAAAAGCTAAATCTATAGATCCTATAGCTGCAGAGGAAAGGCTTAATAAGAAAAAACAGATGTATGCTGATATGATTACTAAGGACTTTGTAGAAGGTCTGGAAGATCAAACTGGTATACCTCTTGCTCCTAAAGGTTTTGTTGCTCAAAGCTCTGAAGAAATAGATATGTTTATGGCTATAAACTACAAACAAAATGTAGAAATAGCACTAGAGAAGGCAATAGAATATACTTTAGACATAAACGATTACGATGAAGTTAAAAGGTTAATGATTCGTGACTTAGTTGTTTTAGGTTTATGTTCTTCTAAAATTGAACTATCTCCTTCTAGGGGTGTTACAATTAGACACGTAGATCCTTCTAATCTTATTACTTCATACTCATCAAAGCCTGACTTTAAAAATGTTAGACATGCAGGTGAAGTTTACTCTATGACTATAGCTGATCTTAAACAGCAAGCTGGAGATCAGTTTAGTGAAGATGATTATATAAAGATAGCTAAAGAGTATGCAGGTAAAAATAATAACCCTATGACTTATGGTGATAGAGCTTATTATGATAACGGTAACGAAACTTATGATTACGACAAGTTTAGTGTTAATGTTTTAGACGCTGAGTTTATTACAAGTCACTCTTTAAATTACGAGAAAAAAGAAAATAAGTTTGGTGGTTTTTCTGTAAACAAAAAAGCGTCTAATTATAAGGCTCCTAAAAAATCAAATC